GCCCACGTACCATCACCACGCCAAAACGTTGAAGATGATGCAGAAGTTCCAGAATTAAGATTTGCTACAGGCAAGTTACCAGAAACATCAGCAGTTAAAGAAACCGCAGAACATGTGAGATCACCATTTGCTGCAATTGAAATTGCTTTTGTACCAGCACCACAATCAGCAGGATTTGCTGCAAGAGCTGTTGAGGTTGATGAGTTGCCAGACAATGCAGCGGTAATCGTACCAGCAGCAAAATTCCCACTACCATCACGAGCCACAATCGCTGACGCCGTATTAGCCGACGCAGCAGTTGTAGCAGAATTTGAAACTTTTAATGCCGTTGAAATGGTATCAAGTTTGGTATCTGAAATTGCAGCAGCAGCATCAATATCTGCATTCACAATATTTGAGCTAGACAAAACACCTGAAACGTTTGCATGTACAACCCCAGTGGAGAGCCCTGACAACGTAACAGTACTTGATGCAGTCACTGTGCCTGAGAATGTTGTTGCAGCTGAGAAAGTTTTAGCTCCAGTAATCGTTTGAGTACCAGCTAAAGTTACAACAGTGCCACCAACTACAGCACCAAACTGTGTATCAAGACACACAAGAAATTCCTGCACGTCATCAGCCACTGAACAAAGAGTCCCAACAGTTGTCGACACAGCCGTTGCAGCATGTGCCGCAGTAGTGTCTGCAATATGATTTGAGATGCCAGTTGAATTGGCATACATCTGAGTATCAATCGTGTCGAAATTAGCCCTGAGGCCAGAGCCCCAAGCAGTATCGCCATCTGCTGGCTTTACTAAATTGTAATTAGTTGTATAGGAGCTAGCAGCAATAGCAACTCCTGAGATCAGCAGTAATGCTATGAGGATTCTTTTTGTCATTTCAGCCCCCGATGTAAAAAACGGGAGCAGGTACGATGACCCGCTCCCGCCAAAGCTAACTATTTCTAGTTACGCTCCTTCAGTTCCAACGATACCGCGCCAGTCACTGTAACCAACAGTGAAACGACCAACGAGCTTCGTGAGAGCAACTTCAGTTTTGAAGTCGTAATCAGTGGCAAGTTCAGGACGTTTACGCCAGTAGAAGCACAACATGTGATCCATCTTATCTGACGACAAGAAGAATGCATCAGCATCCGTTAAATAGTCCCAGACAATCGGTTCAATCTTATACTGTGCGCCAACGCTGTTAACCGAGTTAACAGATGCGTTAGAGCTGTCAGGCAACATCACAGATTTGAGCAACTCATAAGCCAAAAACTCATTATCAGGAGCGACAATCAGTTTGCTTGGATTGATCATGATCTTGTTACCAGCAGTATCAACTTGTGAACGGAGCAAAGTCACCATGTTCTTGAGACTGGTCATAGACAAATCAGCAGCAGTTGCGAGCTTGTTGCTAGCAGTGCCAGCACCAGGAGCAAGAAGCGGGTGATCAGTAGCAAAGAGAACTTTGCCATCAGGACCAGTAGTTGCAAAACCGTTGTTGAAAATATCAGCAGCAGTGATCTCAACAGTGCTCATGAAAGCTTTGGTCAATTTTCTGGGATTAGACGACAAAACGTCATACTCCAAATCATCAATCAACTCTTGGCTAGATGCCATCATGATGCCGTATTTCACAGCAGTGTAGGTCTTATCGTAGCCTTGATAGATCTTTTGCAGAGGAACAGATTCTGCTTCACCAACAACAGCAGCAGGTTGGAGCGAACTCACCTGAGTCGATTGTGCGATAGCAGTACGCATCTCCTTAACGTTAAAGATCATCTCATATCGAGGCTGAAATGACTGAAACTCGTCTTCTGCAATGAACTCAAGTGCAGGCAACGCGTCTTCAAGAACTAGATCCGAATAATTACTTCTTAATTGAATACCAGACATGTTTTATCTCCTTTCTCTTTCTAATTAAACGCCAACAACGCCAGCTTTAAATGCATGGCTGTTAATTTTGACTCTGATACGAGCATATGAACCATAAGCATTGGTGCCAGCAGGCTGGAGACCCAAAATCTTAAGACCCAAAGTTGCAGTAGTAGCAATGGTTGCCGAATCAAGAGCGTGCTTGCTGCGGCTAAGACCAGCGTCACCAGCAGTAGCAACGATGCTTGCGTTTGAGAAAACGTCAGTTTGAACGCAGTTAGCTGATGCTTGGATCACAAACAATGCGTCTGGATCGTCACAAACAGGGATATCAGCTGTGCTGGCTGCAGCAGCAGATGCCATTGCGACTCCCAGGTACGGAGGCGTAGTAGAACCCACGTCAACAGTTCCTGAAGCGTCAAGAATTACGAGATCGCCTTGGTAAATTGCGTTACCAGATTTCTTGGGATAGTTCCGCACGCGGAACTGTTTGCCTTCGCCGTCTACAAGTAGAGCGCCGAATGGGGCATTTGTATTTGCCATTTAAAATCCTCCTTTAGGATTTGATTTAAGTTTAATTTTCAAAAAACTCGCGGCTTGAAACTTTCGTAACCTCAGATTCGTCAACTTTCATATGCCGATTGCCACCAGGCACAGCTTTTGAACTAACTAGACTCATCTGATGTCTCGCAGCTTCTTGCGCTTCTGCATTTCTTTGGTCCACAGCCTCTTGAGATGCAAATGCTAGAACGAGTTCTTTATTTCTAATTGTGTTATCAGCCCCAAACATATCTTTATTAGCGCTCTTCATTGCACCTAGAAACTCAGTTGGGAGTTCATCCTTACGAAGTACTCGCCACAGACCGTCCATACGGTTTTCGGTCTGATGAGCCGCTATCCAACGAAGCTTATGACCTAGGATTCTAAATCCAGGATCAGATTTATCGAGCGGTTTATGGGCTTGAAACTTCAAACTGCCTTTTGATTTAACGTCGCCTTGGTTCATTTGCTAAGCCTCCTTGCGGGTTTACGTTGCGTTGGAACATACTCAGGTAATGTAGCTTTAAACTTTTCAAGTTTGGGGCCAGTAATACCAAGTAGCTTTGCAAAGTTAACACGAGGATCGTTGTCGGAGATCTTGGTTTTGCTTGCGCTACCAGAATCTCTAACAGTTGAACCGCGACCTTCAGCTGAAGTCGTAAATTGTTTTTGTTCTTTGGCCTGTGTCTTGGGAGCATATTCCATAGAAGCTAGCTGTGCTGCTCTATAGACAAGCATCGGATTATCTTTCGTGTACTCACCATTAAGAGTGAGTTCCCTGATTTGACTGGCGACTTTTTTCTGGAAGTCTTTATCCGTCTTGATCAGCGGAAATTTATCTTCTGCTCTTTTATCCCATGTAGCCTTAGCCGATTCATTCTTGATCTGGCTCACTGATTGCTTTGTTTGATCTTGTAGCCATTGTGCTAACAAAGCCGGATTAGCTTGGAACTGTTGAAGCTGTGCTGCGGTAAAAGTAGGTGCTTCTGCTTCTTGAGTCTGCTTCTTTGCTAGAAGCTGCTCCTTAAGAAAAGCCATTTCCTCTTTTAATGCGTCAACGTCTTCAACTGCTACTGTTCTTTGTGATGATCTCTCATCTTGCGTAGTCGTTTCTAGACTATCGTCTGTTTCTTGGTGCTCGCCCTCCATGGCTTGCCCCTCCCTATATGTTGAGCTAGTTACTGATAAAAATCAATACTTGCTTTTTTTGGATTTGGTCTTAGCTGCTTTTTTGGCTGTTGCCGCTTTAGCTGCTTCTTGCTTGGTCTCAGATTGTTTGCCGCTCTTTTGGTCTTTCGCGCGCTTGATAACCTGATTACCTGATGTAATTGGTGATGCCATCGTTATTTCTCCTTTCTAAATCACTGGTGACGAACGTTGGCCGTTGCGCACTAGTAACTTTGGTGCCGTCGCTTGCGGCTTTTCTTTTCGTTCAGCATAAACTGCTGGGTCTAAAGAGCTAGATAGGTAATGAGATAAATCAGTCAACGCTTTCACACGTCCCATGTGATGATGAAATGCATCAAGTGTCGGTGGAATGCGACTGACTTCAAGCAACTGAACGTTGCGAGCTGTATCAACTACTTTTAGAAGAAGCTTTAAACTCTCTTCTTGTCTGCAGTGATAAAGCTGCACCGACATCTTCTGCAGTGATTCAGACAGCTCGTCGATGTTGTACGAGAGCAACGGCTGCTTTGATATTTCAGTTTTTTGAAATAACGGTTTGATAAATGACATATACAAGAAATTCATCAGATTTTTAATCATACGTACTCCTGCGGCATTAGGACTTTGGCGATGCGGTGATAGAGCTTAACTTGATTCTTAAAATCGCGGTTGTACTTAGCACGACACGGCTGACATCGTCGCTTCCCGCTTGGTGGCATATAAATGTTCTTGGCATCAGATAAGTCGTGACCATTGATACAAAAATCTTTTGGAGGCCCACCGTTCATTTTTTGAGTAAATCTGCCTTTGGCAATCGCATCATAGATATTTTGTTTTTGGGTGCCTGCGCTCAAATGCTCTGGACGACAACAGCGAGGATTGTCGCAAGAGTGCATGATGTTCAGTCCAATGGGAATTTCGCCTTTATAAAGCGTGTAAGAATATCTGTGAGCAGTAATATTTTCCCCATCAACCCACAACTTACCGTAGCCGAAAGTATCAAACGAACCTAACCATAACCAGCAGGACTCAGTCTTCTCAACTCTGGACAAGAAACTGGATTCAACTTCTTCTTTGGATCGTTTTTTATAAATTCGAGGCATAGCTAATTACACCACGGGACCAACAACTTGACCAGGGGCATTGGGCGTCAACGATGCCGGTGCTCCGCTAGATGTCACGCCAGAGAAGCCATCTCTAGGAACCTGCATACCGCTAAGATTTGGGTTTGATCCGCCCTGTTGCGCCTGCATGAGGCCCATGTGGGCTTCTTTAAGATGTTGTAGAGCTACAAGAGCGTCTTGCGAAAGAAGCCCAAACAAATCTGACTGCTCGAAAGCATCATATGCTGCGAGAGCTTTTTGATGGTCTTCTTCAAGCCTAACTGTCGATTCAATCTGCGGTTGGTTGAATAATCCAAATGACAATCTATAGAGACGTTCTGCAGGAGTGATAACTTCTGCATAATCTTGTGGCTTCGTTAGATAATCGTCTACGCGGCCAACTTTATGCGCCTTGAGAAAGTTTTTCGCGAGATTATACAAGTTACCAGGAGCTATTACGCCAGTTTGTAACATGGCTGGGTTAAGGAGCGTTTGCAGCAACAACACTGCTTGCTGTTGTTTCTCAAGCTGCGACTGACCCAAAAGATCGACTGATATTTTGAAATCATACTCGCCTTTGAGATCCTCGCGGTTGATCTTGCCAAAGATCGGCTCGCCACGTTCACCTGTGACTCTGTAATAAAGTACATGTGGCATACGCTCGCGACAGAGACGAAATAGAAACTGCAGCAAACGGTTTATACAGCGACTTACGCGATCGAAATGTATCTCAAGCTGAATGCCTGCGTTTTGAGCCAACTGATTACTGCCTGAAGCAGTACGCAGCGCGCCCACTTTGTCAGGCGCAACGCCAAGCTGTATAGCATCTAATGCAAGCAGCCCCTCTGCGTCGTTAGTGATAGAAGCTTGCTCTTGATAGCCAAAGCCCTGTAGAAACGGAAACTGAAACACTTTCATATCATTGACGTCATCAACTGGGATGCCCTGGCCAGGCTTAACTCGCATTTGCTGCGGCTTAAGACCTGAACTTTGACGATACGTAAACATCGGTAGCGATGCTAGCGTGCCGTTATCCATTCGCATATTCTTGATAGATTCTTCGTAGCGTTGCTCTTCGTAAATAAGCTCAGCTACACCAACGCCGTCTTGACGATCTGGAAATTTAATAAAGTCGCCTTTAAATATTGGCCTAATGCCACCAGGTGATACGCGATGCAGATACGTCCAGCCTAAAACTTTTCTCGTTGCTTTATGCACCCATGCAACAATTTCTTTTGGCAGCTTGTTTACGTTTTCTTGCAGCTCTCTGACGTCAACTTCTTTTTCGATAAATGCTTTACCGTACCATTCAAACACTACGTGGTTGTCGCCATCAAAACTATCGATGTTGACGTTAGCGCCGTCGATCTCAAGCCTTGAACGCTTGATATCGTTTGTAACGTCATCTTGACCGTATTGATATTCTGATCTGCATTTTAAAGCTTCAGCAACTGCTTCTTCGCTAAACTTTTCCGTTGCCACATATTCTTTTAAATCATTGTCAGACATGAAAACACGATGCTCGACCCATGGAGCCTCTTGCGGGTCATCAAAGCCAACTGGCATACACACGTCTTCAGATAAGATGCGGCGTACTTGAGGCGTCTCAAGAACATCTTCTTTAACTTCTTCTTTTTCTACAAGCTTTTTATCTGTCACTGGACGACCTGTAGGATAGTCAGGAGTAAACTCGATTTTTTCTGTAATCTCAAACGTCGGCACAACTTCTACATACTCGTGCACTTCACGGCGCCAAAAGCATTTCAGATATCCAGACCCTGGAAACACGACGTCCCACAACCATTTGTCCCACTCAGCTTTGCAACCAAGTTTGCCATTGGCATAACTCTCAATAACAAAATCCATGAACTGCTTAACTTGGTTCTCACGATCTTTGAAAGCTTCTTGACGTGCTTCTGCTTGATAGAAGCCACTAGGATTTGAAAAGAGTTGCCAGAGTCTGGCGTGCGTTGCTTTGCCATACTTCAAAATCATTTTTGATTTTATGTTTGAACTATTGTCCCATGGCCCTGCTTTTTCTTGTGACGAGAGATCGCGCCAAGCAGCTTCGTACTTTTCTTTGTCGCTGATATTTCTTGCACGCTGATTGGTAGAATTAACCCAACCATCAACAGCTAAACCTGCAATGTAGTCTTCATCGATTTTCCCAATTGATAGAGTCTTGTCTCGTTTTGAGAGTTCTTGATCCATTTGTATTACTGCCCCCGTATGTTGACAATCCGTCAATTAAGCTAATGACATCATCAGTTTCTCTCGTTTTGCTCCCGAGCACAAGTGCCACCTGCATCACTGAGTCAAGTAAATCGTCATTCTTCTTAACTGGCTTGTCCTTTAGCCCCTGGTCGTTTCGATTCTTGAATCTGTCCCAAACATAATTCTCAATCTCATGAATAAAATCCTCGCAGCGCCCATTGTTAAAGACGTAGAAGTCAGCCCTCTTGACGTTGTTGCGTGGCTTCACGTGCAGCCACTGTTTTAAGATGTCGATTTTTTGCTGTACGTTCTTGGGGCACACTTCAACTCTCGGGCCACCTGCGCCACGAGGCCCGATCATGTTTTCAAGCTCCTCGCGAACTGAGATTCTACGCGCCGTAGGGTCTGTATTTGATTTTTGCCATAATGGCACCGATGACGAGTTATCGATTAACGTGCGCGAGATTCTTAGACGCAGGTTGTCTTTAATTTCAATTTGACCTCTGGCGTAAATAATCTGGTTCGCTATTTCATCTATCACGCCTTCCACGTACATGGCTTGAATCAGAATCTTAGCGCCGTTGGGTGCAATTGCAGTCCACGTCACAGCCCACGGCTTATGTGGGTGCGGATCAATTGATTCGATAATCTCCCACTGAACTGGGATCTCGAAGCTGTTGATAGTGTGAATGTGACGGTCCCAGCTTTTAAAAATGAGGCCCTGTACTTGGACAAAGTCGCCATCAAGCCTAGCTGCTCTTTCTTCGTCGTTATATTCAGCTGCAAGTTCATCAAGACGTTTGAGACCTAGAGCTTCATCTCCCTGGCCAATATTTTTTGCATTAACTTTAGAACTAAATCTTATGTACCAACGGAGCGGATCATTGTTGTCTTTTATCTGTTGAAACACCTGATATAGCCATGGAGACATGAGAGGCGTACCTGTCATGTACATTCTGCCGCCGCGGTCTACACACGAACGCCATAGAGCTTTCCAAATCATGTGAGGCGGCGGTTCATCAAACCAAATGAGATCGTAATCGCTACCCTCAAAAACCATCATGTCTTGATCCCATGAAAATAAGTCAGTTTTTGATCCTGACGTCCAGAACAACCGTTTCATCGCACCGTTTTGGTGGCGCTCGATTTTTCTCATCGCATTACTTGGCATCCACTCATCAAACTTTGGCTCAAGCACGCCTTTTGAATGATTCTCAAAGTCAGGACCAACGATTGCAGATTTTATTGGAACTTTATTTTTTTTATACGGATGCGTACCAGTGTTGCACCAAATAAATTCTGTTGCACCACCGGTGCTTTTACCAGAATTATGATGTACCACGCCTTCAGCTAAATAATTATTATCACCTGGAACTTGAAAATCCCAAACCCAATCACTCTTGCCAAGAGATTCGATTTTCAGTAGCTGGCTACTGCATGGAGAAAAAAAGAACTGGCCCGAAACGTGGGCCTGCAAATCCAAAATTTCGTGGTGGCCGACATGTCGATCGTGGCGGTTATATTTTGTCAACGGTGCCTGAGCAACATCCAAATGCTCGTACTGCTTATGGTAGGAGGCTGAAAAGACTGGGAGAGCACAGGCTAATGCTTGAATGTCAAACTGGGATAATCCTATCGCGTGAAGTAGTTGTTGACCATATCGATGAGTGCACGCTGCACAATGATCCATCAAATTTGAGAGTTTTCGAGAACAATGCTGCTCATTTAAAAGAAACTCTTGCTGGGAAGATTCCCGATTGGAGCCTTGCAGGTAAACACAAGATGACAAAAGCTGGTCGCGGAGCTGTTCAACAGATCGATACTTACCGTCAGCGCAAAGTATCTGGTGCTGTGCGCTTACAACGAATTCGCCATGCGTATGAATTACTCGGTAGAGATTCTCTTTGGCTTTTGGGAATGGACGACTGGCTGCTGAAAGCCGGTATTGATGACATTGCTGATCAAAAGACCACACAAGAAAATCTGAAGAAATATCTGCAACTGCTATCTCGCCATCCGCTGTGGCAATTTTGGTATCGCTAACTACACATCTGTTCCCTGCTAAAAGAAATTGAATCCGGTGATTATCTTTATGAAACGCCTCTTGACCATAGTGCATCGTCTCAAGATACGACTCAAGTTTCTTCGCCTGTCTCGCCCGCTTCAGGTTCATCACCTCTTGAGCTATCTGCAGCAGTTCCTCTTGCGTCTTCTTCTCCAGGTTCGCTAGGTTCGGCTTCATACTTTTTGTAGTCGTATTCATCGGCTTCATCTCCGGTGGCCATCTTTGATTTCCATTTCGCCTCATCAGCTTCTACTGCAGCTTTTATTTTTGCTTTTCTTGCAGCAGTAAATTCTTTTTCAATCACATCTTCAGCGCCGTTGATCATTGCAAGCAGCGCCTCGCGACTTGTGTCAGGATCGATGCGCTCTATCTGATGTTTTTGAGATGGGTTATGACCTGCAAGAGCTAGCATGTGCTTCAAGACATCAGCTTTAACTTTGTCAGACGTTGCTTCTGAATACGCAAGTTTCATCAGCAATAGAAAGCTATCGTTGGTGCTCTCGCGTATAGCTTGCTCTAGCGTCATCTTTTTTGACTGTAGCTTTAAAGCTATTGGACCTAGACGCTTGAGAGCGCGCAGGTCGTCGATAGCTTCAACCATCATTTGCTCTTGACGTTGTACATCGATGTAGGATTTTTGTTTCGCATTAGGCGTACGTACGTTGTCGCGCGCGTAGTCTAATTCTTTTTGCCTGCGGGTTGGGTCTGATGCTGGAGCAAAGTCATCATCAAACTTCGATCGCACTGGCACGTCTTTAGGCTTTTTAGACATGAATGTGTTTCCATGTCTCTTTTAATTTTATAAGCCTAATAACTCTTGGCGTAACTCCAAACTCTCTGGCTAAATATAGAATTTTTTCATTAAAGCACCGCCGGTAAATTTCTTTTGCCTTGTCATCATTGAGTTTTGCTAATCCATTTGCAACGCCGAACGCTCTACCTGGATTTGAGCGGCCTTTTGAATACATGTCTCGTAGATTGTCTTTGTGGGTGCCGATGAACAAATGTGCTGGATTTATACATTTGCGATTGTCACAATGATGACATACACAAATTTCTGTTGATAGTTCCCCATAAAGAACTTTGTAGATTAGGCGATGCGTGTTCACTGTCTTTGCTTTCGCTGAGCTAAGTTTAAGTTGCATTGAACCGTAACCACCACGACAAAAGTGGCGTTGCCATTCCCAACAGCCATTTACGACTTTTGTATTGGCGATGAGATACTCCAATAAGATTGCGTTCTGGTATGGTGTGTCCATTTGCCAGCGGTGAACGCGGTTATTTTTTGCCATGCTCACGTTCCAGCCATAACTGCGTGAGATATATGGTTAAATCGTAACTTTCTTCGAGAGCATCGACGAGAGCATCGCGACCATTAAAAGTATAGAGCGTGCCCCCGTATGTTTCGCGGCCACGTTTATCTCGCTGGTCTATTAATTTATGAACGACATCAAATACGTTTACCGCGTTTTTTGATCTTTTGGGCTTTGGCTGTTTCTTCAGTTTCATGGAGTTTCTCCTTACGGAGCTTGGATTTCTTGGGCTTTTTTACCAGTATCTTTGAGAAATTGGCCCTAAGCTGAATCACAAGCACCTCGTCTACATTCAGTTTTAACCTGTTTTGCCAAATATGCAATTTCTGTCATAGTTATCAGCATGAAAGCTCATGCATTTAACTCAGCCTTTGACAAACGAGACAAGAAACCAGCCTCTAGCCGCTTGAAGAAATATCTCAATGGCATCGATCTTGCTTCAGCAACTCCCAGCGACGGCATCTGCCACTTTGGCTGGTCAGGCAAGGCGTGGCTATTGTGGCGTGATGCCGTCGTTTTAGGCTTTGGTCAAGGCTGCAGCGACGTCTACTGGATCGAGCGTCTAGTTTCGTTTTTAAACGCCGGTAAAGCCTCTGGGTTCGTCGATCTTGGCTTCAAAGCACCAGAGCCAGGCTCCAAAGAGTTCGTTCAGTGGCAGCTTAAAGCTGAAAAACAGCATGGCTGGGTACCGGATACAGATATCAATTACTTGGAGGTAGACGAGGTTTTTTAATTAATGAGGCTTAACCCACGTGTTGCCGAATTTTAGGCACACGAATCTTTTTTGTGGACAGGCTCAGGTGAGCCGGAACTCAGTCGCTAGTAGCACGGCTATCAGGGGGCGAATTACTGCTAGAAAACAGTCTAATCGAAAAAATTTCGCCAATTTGGACAAACAACCAAGTTAAGAAGTCCTGGGGCCTGTATCGGCCTCCGCCGATCTCCCCTCGCCCGTCCGATAACATGCGTATTAGCTATATACAGTCTCTTCTTCTGGCTTGAAACATCAGATTCGTGTCTGTGACCTGGTTCAGATGTCGGTGGGCCAATTGATATTTCCGAAGATCCTGTCATCTTTAAACCGTGGTTTTAACGTAAAACCCATGATGAGTTCGGTTACTAAACGTTGGGGAATACCGCCCCGAATATTCAATTTCGGTCACAATTTTGGAATAATCAAGTCACAGTGTGAGAAATTAACAGCACATTAACATGCGAACGTGCGAACATAAGCTATGCGCATCTATGTCGACTACAAAAGCTTAAGCACAAAAATGATATGGGGCTACGTTACATTCCAACTAGTTGGAGGCGTAGCACATCTTGTAACTGCAGCTATTCTTTGGGCTTTGCAGGCTTCTTCTTGAAGCCCTCGCCACTAGCAATATCTTTTAGATTCTGCCAAGCATCAGACCAACCTGCAGCGCCTGACTTCTTAGGTCCTCGTTGCAGCTTTTCTGCTTTTTCTTGATCAATTCCAGCCTCTTCGTTTTTTCTGGCTTTATCACGACTAGAATTAACATTTGCCCAATTTTTCAGCTCACCAAATGGCATAATTGACACCTCTTTGTCACAGTTTATAGTTGGCAAATGTCTAACGCAATACATCCAACGGCAATCATATCGCCAAAAGCTCTCATAGGTGATGGCAATAGTTTTGGGCCATTCACAATCGTCTATGACAACGTAGAAATCGGCGACAACAACGTCTTCACAAGTCACGTCTCTATCGGCTCACCTCCCGAACATAAATTTAGTAGCGAAAATCATGGCGTCGTCATCGGATCAAACAACATATTTCGAGAATTTATTACTATCAACGCAGGCACAGAACATGAAACAAGAATCGGTAGCTTTGGCTACTTTATGCGTGGAACTCATTTCGGCCACGACTGCCAAGTACACGATCATGTCACACTAGCTTGCAACTCAATCATCGGCGGCCACACCATCATCATGGATTACGCAAATCTTGGGCTTGGCGCCATAACCCATCAACAAATTCTCATTCCACAAGGCTGTATGCTAGGAGCTGGTAGCTTTGCACCAAAAAATCTCTACGAACCATGGACCATATATATGGGAACTCCAGCTAAGAAATACAAAGACAACATTATCGGTAAACAGCGTGCCAATCTCACACATGAACAGTTGCGAGAACTAGAAATTAAAGAATTAAGTCTACGCGGGTCTCAGCGCGCGGCCTATGATTCTAAAAGACCTGACTACAAATAGTTGTTGTAAAATTCTTGAACCTCTAAACAATATTCGTTTGGTTGTTTCTCGTAACTAAATCTACGCGTCCCAAGTAGTTGCTCAAAACTTATCTCACCATCAAGCCACATTTCAAGTTCTCTTGATTCAAATTTAAATGCTGTATATGGCGATTCAACTAACGCGCATCTTGAGACTGTGTTATCTGAAAGCTCAATTGCAAGACCAGAATCTCCAACATGAATTAAAATCCTGTGATCAATGTTTGCAATTGGAGCTGTGTTTAGCTTTTTAACTAGCCGTTTGAATCTAGAGTACGTGATTTCAACTTTATGATGCGTGTGATGAACATCAAAGCTACGTAAAAATTCAGCCAAACCGTTACGATACTCGTTTTGGCTGTGAATACTTGTAGCAATAGCTCGGTTTGATAAAACAAAGCCGCCAGCAACAACAGGAGCAGCGTTATCTACTTCCATTACAAATTCATATGGAGTTTTTATGTCACTATTGAGTGCGTTCCAGAGTCTGTCTTTGTAGAAAAGACTCGCACCACATGGAATATTGACTTTTGCATCTAAAATCTCAGCTGTCATAACAGCTTGATCCATTGACTGCTTGTTTAGCCTGTCAACTTCCTGCTTTTTCCATGAGTCAGGGACATTAGTTAGTAGCACTGGGTAGTAGTGAACAAAAGCATACGGGAGTGCTGCAACAGTTATCTCACCTGCAAGATTCTTTGTAGTTTTAGCTAGTGTATGAGAGAGAAAGTTGTCGTTGCCAAAGTAAAAACAAAAGTGAGATGACTTAACCACCACACTAGAGTCAATACTGTTGAAGCTGTGCGGGACAAAGAAGCATTCGACGTCAACATCAACGCTGAAACGAGTAAACTCGCTGCAAAAAACCACATTTTCACGAGAACCGATTCGCTCATTCATGGTCTTCCTACCACTCATTACGTAAATCGGACACGAAAGCATGTTGATAAAACTGTCACAAAGATGATCTTCATGAATATGAGATATAAAACAACCAGCTATCTGGTCTAAAATATTAGACACATCAATTTGAGATGGATAAAAACACCAGTAACCGCCATAAACATCTTCACCTGTTATTGGATCAAACAGATAAAGCTTGCCATTAAATCTACCAAGATAAGAGGCATGTCCTAAGCAAAAAACACCATCAAGTTTTGAATCTAAAAAGTCCTGCAGCATGATGATTGACATACTAGCGACCAAAATGAGAAAACTAAATCATGAAAATAGCAATCTGCATTTTAGGTTACGACAATCACAAACGTGTCACAGCAACGATGCAACGTTTTGCACAAGAGACAAATATCGACGGTCTGAATATCGAGAAGTATATGTTTCATGTCCCATATCCGAAACCGTCACTAGATGAAAATCAAAAAGAAACGCTCTACTCAGCTGGTAAATACGGCTGGAAATGGTGCTACATGACAAATGATGGTCAAGATCGCAATCTCATGAAGATGGCTCAGTGTCTTAAAGATACTGGCTGCGGAATATTTGTTCCATATGACTGCGACGTGCGCCCTGACAACGACAACTGGCTACAAGACACTGTAAAAATATTTGAAGCAGACAGCAAAGTCGGTGCTGTAATCATGAATACAAAATGCACCGACAACAGTCTCCAGCATCAGCGTCTGCGTGAACCAATTGCGGGAGTGCCGGTGCGCAATGTCGTCTGGCATGGCGGCTTTGGCATGACGATGATGCGGATGACGTGGTTACTTAACGGCTACAAAGCTTATCACTCGTTTTATGGCGGTACTGAATACGCGATACTTGAATCGCTAAAAAACGCAGGACTTGATGCTGTGATGCTAGAAAATCACGACGATATCAGATACATGGATGGACAAGATCCAGAATATGCGCAGTGGAAGCATTATTCTTTGCCAAAAGCAGATGCAGTTTCTTTTGAAGATTGGCTTGACGGCAAACGCTAATTTCTGGCATCTAATGCCTCAAATAAGAGGAGAAATTATATGACATTTAGACAGCGCAAACGCAACCTACTGAAAAAAATCGCAAGCTACCCTACTATGACCTACGAGCAGCTCGCAGAGAAGCTAAATCATGACGGCGTCACGACGCTCAGAGGTTTGCCGTGGAGTAGAGAAAATATTTACTGCTTTTTGAGATTCAATCAACACAAAGTCAAGCCTCACACGTCTAAACGCAAGCGCCAAATCGTCGTGACTAATGAAACAAATTCTACGCAGTCTTTTAATATGCAGCATGTGCTTGATATTGCCACGAGTAACCTGGCAGACGATTTAAAGTTGCTAACGATTAAATCTCTAGCAAAATGAAAGACAAAAAACGCGACGTAGTGCTAGCTCGAAATGCGGTGCCGGCTGAGATGGCAGGCGACACGTATCTAGAGCGGTGGCTCAACGCATATCTCACTGACAGGTTCGTGCTGGCTCATGACGTACCAGTTGACGAGTGTCTTGAAGAAGCAAAAGTAATTATTGCGATGGTGAAGAAGCTACAGGGCATGGAATGACCGAAGCAGAAGAAACATTGCGCAAAGCTAGCTCTTGGTTGGCTAAAAAACGCAGTAAAAGCTGATGAGAAATTACACGATGAACGATGAATCCCGCTACGAGAATCTTTACACACTATTAGTTATGGTGTTTGTTTTATTTTGTGTCTGGGCACTGGCTCTGTTTTTTGGAGGTTAGATATATGAAACGAATATTATTTTTAGCGTTCCTGGTAGCATGTGAAAACCAAGTTGTTGAAGACGGAGTTTTTCGAGGCAAACTTGTCGATGTAACGTGGAATAGAATTTATGAAACATGTGA